ATAATCGGCAGTTCTATGAGGAATATTCCTCTTATTGAAGCAAGGGATGCTGATGGGCAGCCAATTACACAAGATTATCCTACTAATGTTGGTATTAATGGTGAGACTTTCTATCTTGTATTTGGTGAGGATTGGTTCCCTGATGGAGTAGTAATTGTTGGTGAACTTAATGAGGTTTATCCAATCAGGGTGCTTGGTGATGGTAGACCAGAGGGCACTAATACTGTGTATCGTTGTGAGATGACAGGTGGTGTAACTACTGGTATTCCTGTAGAGCAACTTGCTGCTGGTAAGAGATTCTCTATTGAGTATGCTCCTGTTAGTAGAGACCTTTCAAGACAGGTAGGTGGTGTTCACTTTGCTTCTCCTGTATCTATGAGAAATGAGTTTACTACTATCAGAATCCATGACAAGGTTGGTGGTGCAATGCTTAACAAAAAGATTGCATTTGGTATTCCAGTCTTTGATGAAAAGACAAAGAGTCATACAACCATGACTATGTGGATGCACTATGAGCAGTGGCAGCTTGAGCAGGAGTGGAGTGACTATAAGAATAAGGTACTTGCATTTGGCAGAAGTAACAGAAATCTTAATGGTGAGTATCTTAACTTTGATAAGTCTGGTGAGGTAATTAAGATGGGTGCTGGTCTCTTTGAGCAGATGGAGGTTAGCAATACTATTCCTTACAATACCTTCTCACTTAAGCTTATTGAGGATGCGCTTTATGAGCTTTCTGCTGCAAAGCTTGACTTTGGTGATAGAACATTCATTATTAAGACAGGTGAGCGTGGTGCTCTTCAGTTCCATAAGGCTGTACTTGATACTGTTAGTGGTTGGACAACATTCCAAATTAATGGTGACCAAGTTGGTATTGTAAAGAAAACCAATAGTCCTCTGCATGAGAATGCACTTTCAGCAGGCTTCCAGTTTGTTGAGTTCCTTGCTCCTAATGGTGTTAGGGTTAAGGTAGATGTAGACCCAATGTATGATGATGTAGTAAGAAATAAGCTTATGCACCCACTTGGTGGTCCTGCATTCTCTTACAGATATGACATCTTTGATATTGGTTCTATGGACCAGCCTAATATCTTCAAGGTAGCTGTTAAGGGTCAGAATGGTGACTATACATCATATCAGTGGGGTCTGAGGAATCCATTTACAGGTCAGATGGGTAATCCTTATGCTTCTTATGATGAGGATAGTGCAACAATCCATAAGATGACTACTACAGGTATTTGTGTACTTGACCCAACAAGGACTATGAGCTTGATACCTTCCATTCTGGTAGGTTAATATAATAAAGAAGCAGGGAGTGAGAAGGAAATACTTCTTCTCTCTGCTTTAATTTTTAAGAAATACATTTTAAAGGAGAAGATAAAATGCCAAAGAAGAGAGTAGAAGAAACACCTGCAAGTGATATTATTTTAGATGATACACCAGTGCATGATAATACTTTGCAGGAAATGAAAAGACAGGCAGCTATGGCTACCCCTAAAGTAGAGGCAAAGCAGGAGGAGACTCCTAAGCCTACACATAATTATGGTAATACAGAGCCTGTAAGCTGTCTAAGAAATGAAAGAGTTATAGTAAGGTTTGTTCCTAGACCTTCAACTATGATACAAAATCCTAAGCATATTCTTTATGGAGGTATGTCAGAGAATGCTATCAGGTGCTATGTAGTACCAAGGCTTTCATCTACAAATACCTTTGTAAATGTGCTTACAAAGAATGAAAAGGAGTTCTTGGAAAAAGCTATGGGACTTGAGTATAATGCCCTTAGTATCTACAAGAAGGAGAATAACTTCTGGGATGACAGTAATCCACAGGGTATTGGCAGGGTAACATTACATAAACAGGATAATTATCTTGACCTTAGTGTTCCTACTGACTATATTAAATATAAGATTCTTCTTGCCAATAAGGATTATATTGCTCCCTCATTACAGGCTCTTGAGGATAAGCCAAAGGCTACCTATCAGTTTGTTATTATCAATGAGAATGCAGAGGCTAAGATGATTCTTGGCAGGGTTGATACTACTAAGAGATGCTGGGTAGAGTATGGTAAGATTGAGGATGATAACTATACTCTTATTACTCTATTAGAGCTTATTGAGGGCAGGCCTGTTAGTTCAAGAGTTAAGCTTGACTACTTGCAAGGCAAGGTAACTGATTATATAGAGAAGAATCCTCGTAGGTTCTTATCTACAGTAACTGATGAACTTCTGCCTACAAAGGTACTTATCAGAAAGTGTGTAGAAGCAGGTGTTATTGGCAAAAAGAATGATGCTTACTATTTGAGAGAAGATGGCTCACCTCTTTGCGAAATGAATGAGGAGAGTACCCTTAATAATGCAGCAAAATATATTAGTTCTGTTAAGCATCAGGAACTTAAATATAGCCTTGAAGCTAAACTGAAAGAAGCATAAATAACTGTTACAGAGTTTTATTACTTCTGTAATTTTAAATAAAAACTTATGGATAAATGGATAGTATATGAGCATATCTCTCCATCTAATAAAGTTTATGTTGGTATAACAAAACAGATACCACAAAGACGCTGGAAAGGAGGTTCTGGTTATCTAAGAAAAGATAATCATCAACCACTTATGGCTAATGCTATAAGGAAATATGGTTGGGATAATTTTCAACATAAAATAATACTAGAAGGGCTAGATAAAAGCAATGCTGATTATGCTGAAAGGTACTTAATAAAGTGGTATAAACTTCATCATTTATCCTATAATATTACTGATGGTGGAGATGGGGGCTTAGGAACAAAGCATTCTGAGAAAACAAAAAAATACTTAAGCTTGATACATACTGGCACTAAGCAGTCTAAAGAAACTGTAGCTAAG